GAGACGCCAAAACAATTACCACGTTCATCAAGGAATGGTATAACAAGCCTTGGTTCATCTTTACCGATATAATCAAATTTGCCAGGAATAATAGTATTAATCCAAGTTTTGAACTTAGGAGAAAAGAACATTCTATAATGATGTTGAGGAGGTATCTGGCGCTTAACTACATATTTCTTAACTGGATGATCGTGACTGAGTTGACTAATTTTCTTTAATTCTTTGAGAGGATCTTTCTTAAATACGGGAGCTTTTGTTTTAAAATCAGTTTCTTTTTTAGTATCGGTTGCGGTAGTATTTGCCACAAATTTTTCAGCAATATAGTCATTATATAGTAACGGATCGACGGTCTTCAGAAAAAAGTTAAACCCCATCGAAGCACCACAGTTATGACAATAATAGTTGAACTTGTTATCCCTCTCTAGAAGCCAGCCACGGGCCTTAGAGCGGTTTTTCTGTGAATCACCACAGATGGGACATCGAAAGTTTATTTTATAAGGATTGGTATGCTTGATCTTAAAATTATCCAGCCTTCCAGATAACATCTGAGAGTACTGAATATCAACAAATTCTGCCATAATATACGTTCCATAGGATTGCAATAATATAGTTAACATTATACCACAAAAGCAGCATAATGTCAACTGATATTTACTTTTACTTTAGATTATTATATATTAGAAAGCAGCAAATGTCAACTGCCAAATAGGGCAGTCCAATTAATTTCCATAATTCCTAATAGAACAACAGCACCGATACCCATAATGTACCATCTCCACTGTTCTAATATTTTAATACGGTCATCAATTTTTGTCAACCTAATTTCAAGGGATCCGTTCATTTTGCCGAGTTGCAGCATAATTTCTTCATTACGCTCTTTACGGTCTACTGCTGTTTTATTGGCTAACTTTTCGTGGTCTTTACGAGCCGAGATTCTATGATCTTCTAATCTACGGTGTAGTACTTCAGTGCGAGCTTTATCTTCCGCCTTATGCTCAGCAATGCGCTCTTCTAAATCTTCTAGCTTATCAGCTGTATTCTTTAGTATCTCACCCTGAACCGCCACTTTCTGCGAGACTTCAGTCATCGCTTCTAATGCTGTATCAAATCGAGTAAAAAACTTCTCGATTTGCTTGATGTCCTTTTTGATCAGTTGGACGTCTGTGTTTAGTGCGGTGTCTTTCTCAGCCATGCTAGAACTATTCCTCGTTTAAAATAGAAAAAGGCCCGGAATTACGATTAATCACAGGCCCTACATCATTCTATATTCAATACTATTTATTCATCAAAAGCATTCTCATATAATATAATTATACTTTTTTGTTGACTAATATAGGCTCTTAAATCAGAAAGATTTAAAGCGATTTGTTCGTAATCTTTTGCTGTAAGAGCGAATAATACTTTATCGTCTTTAAGCTTTTCGAATACTTCATCTACGTTATCTTTAGTCACGATAATAAAATCGACATCTCTTAGATCAAGAGGATCGGCATTCGGAACTATTGGTTTGGGTGGTGTTACGTATTCAGTTTCAGTTATTATCTTCGCTGGTGGCGCCACTGGAGTCGATGAGCACGCCGCTAGCAACAAGATCATCATACAACCAAGGACACTCGCTGTTAAATGCTTTACCATTTTTTGCGCTCCTTTCTTTTTCCGTCAATAGAGCACCAGATACAATTTCAAAACAACGATTTACTTTTGCTGATGCATTGTTAACAACTCTTTCAACTAGTGCAGGTTTAGCAGCAGCTAATGCTCCTAGATCATGCTTACCTAATCTATCTTTGAGTTGATTATTTTGAGAACGAATTTTACTAAAGTTTTCTTGCAACTTTGTATATTGTTCTCGTTGACGTTCGAAGTTAGCTTCCATCTTGGCAATGGTATCTATATTCTTCAGATTTACTTCTTCTAATTTGTCAACATTAGCCGTCAACGTAGCATTATATGCTGTTAACGTTTCGATCTTAGTTTGAGTGACGTCATAGTACCACGCACCGACGCCACCCATTACTAATATGATCAGACCTGTATACATGAACGAAGGCATAGTTTATATTATCCGCAATAAGAAGCGTATAATCCTTCAAACTTTGCTTTGTCGCAGCCATACTTTTCTTTCATTCTTCCATACATTTCTGTTTTGGAACATGAAGCGTTAAGCTTTTTCATTTCTGCGCCCATCTTTTTATCATCTTCGTCTTCATCATCGTCATCGTCATCAGATTCGTCTTCACCAGACTCATCTTCATCCTCGTCTTCGTCTTCATCATCGTCATCATCTTTGCTCTTAGCTTCCATCATTTCGACGTACTTTTCTTCAAGCTTAGTAGTGATACGAGTTTGAATTTCTTCTTCGAATGCCTCTTTCATTTCGAGAGGGCGACCTGCCATTGCTTCCGCAACTATTTTTTCTAAAGACATGTTAATCTCCTTTGTTTAATCTTGTATTGTTATCTATTTATAATTATCCGAACATCTTGGCTTGAGTCGCAGGGCCTACTATACCATCGGCTACTAGTCCATTGATTTTCTGCCACTTTTTAACTGCTGTTAATGTACCAAAACCGAAGTCTCCATCAGCTCCAATACCTAACGCTTTTTGCATTGCTGCTACATCATCGCCTTTCATTCCCTTACGTAATGTTCGAGAACTAGATGTTGTTTTCTTTTTACCGCTTGAGCTACCTGTCTTGCACTTACCGTCAAGAATAGCTTTAGCATCTTTGTAACGCTTATTACGATCATCGAGTCCAATAGTACCACCATTAATTTTCTTGGTAAGTCCTAAGTTATCGTCATCATCGGCATAACGTTCTAATTTGTTTGTTTTCCAGAACCAACAAGCTGATTCAATAGCACCCTTAGGAGTTGCTACGTATTCTGCTGCTTCTTCTGCTGACATTCCAACTGACTTTGCGAATGCTGTATAATTATTTCGGCCTGTAAGTTGCTTAATCCCACGGCCCCTAAATCTCCAACCGTCCCCAGGTTCTGTATTACCCAAGGCACCTCGTTTAGACCTGAATTCATCTTGGTAGACGTAGTTTGCAATTTCTTTAGGATTGCGTGCATAATCTTTAGCATCTCGTTTTCCTTTTCCAAAATAACGACCAAACACAGAGTTAAGTGCTTTTTCGCTATAGTTTAAGTTTTCTTCAAGGCGCGTAAAGTCTGCTGACTCGTGAGCGCATTGTGCCATAAAACCTGCAATACGTAAATTGGAATTGATTTCGTATTCTTCAAATAAAACCGTGGCAGCTTCGTACCACTCTTCTGGATTCTTATTACGAGGAATCATAGCGCTGAATTGTTCTAGTGTTATCATTTTGTAGGTGCTCCCATTACATCTCTAAGTCTTTTCTTTTTAGAAGACTTGTTAGAGTTTGTCCATTTCTTTTGTGCTTGTTTAGACATATGACCAGCGTCCATGCCTGCTATTCCACCAGCGCCTACTGAGTTAGCGGCTGGTTCTTCTTCAAGTTCGGGTTTAGTATTAATTTTCTCAAATAAAGTTTCAACTTCTTCATTTAAAGCCTTGACATCTGCGTCTTCTTTGATATAATTGACATATCGGTCATTAAATAACAGTAAAGATTCTTTTAGTTGTTCATCAGTTAAATCTTCAGTTAATAATGAGTCGTCGCTGAAATGATTGTATTCTTTGATTAGGAATAAGGCAGCAGCATATGAGGCAAGTTTAGAACCACCACCTGGTACCTTAGCCAATAGTCTTTTCATATTACGTACCATAACATCAAAAACACCGAAAGCCTTCTTTTGTTGAGGATCTCGGTCTTTCTTTTTAATAAGTACGTTGCCTTTATCGTCAATGATACCTTGCTTGTAAGCATCCCATTTAGTAAATGGAGTAGCCAAGCGTCGTACAAATTGATAAACTAAAAATAGATCTACGACCATTTTATATTCCTTTAAGTGTCTCTGATACTGATTTATCAGAAGCAATGTTATCAGCTGCAAGACTTACGTCATCGTACTGAATAATACCTGGCATAAAGTTCAAATATTCGACGAACGGTTTTAAACAATCATGAAACTCGTGGAGCTTCATAAAAAGCATGTTAGTTGCTTCCGGTCCAAATACATTATATATAATTATCAGGTGATTCAGAATCAACCTTTCCTTTAAGTCGTCATCTTGTCGATATCTACCGAATAGTTTACGTAGATATTGAAATCGCTTTAAGTCCTCTTCGAACTCAGAAATATCTGAGCATTGAGGGTTATCATAATGTTTTGATGCAAACAACAGAAAAGTTGATTCTGTTAATATCATAATAATTAATCTTCTATTTATTCAGCGTCAGCTACAATTGCGTCTTCATCTGCTGTATCACCAGTAATACCAAGGTCTCCTGCATCGACTGCAGCAACTCTCATCGGAACTAAACATTCAGCGTGGTGTCTTCCACCATCTGTATGATATAACCACCAACCTGGTCCTGTAATACCCTTAGCGCGGTTGGTTGAAATACCAGCCTCAGTAAGGTCAACAAAGATTGCATTGTCGCGATCATTTGATTTGTTAGTATTATTAGCGTCATCTTCCAACCAAGTTGGTACATCTGCTAATGTGTCTGTTTTTCCCCATAGTGCCATTGTTGTTCTCCTAAGTAGCGGGTTTTATTAAATCTATTTATAATCCTTTACGAAAATTCTTAAGTGATGTTGCCACTGCATTTTGTAAAGCTTTAATATCCTTTTCAGGTATTTGAATATATTTCATGCCAACACTGACTTGAAGACCCATTCCCTTACCTTTTCCCATAGCAAAACGTGTTGTTTGAATACCATTCTTATTATATAAGTCAGTACCTTCAGTTAACTCTTCTTCGGCTAACTCATCAACTTCTTCTATAATCTTTTCTGCGTTTTCTTGAGCAACGTTTAAGCTTTGCTCTACAAACTCTTGTGCTTTTTCTGTCCAATCATATCTCATTTTAATTTCCTTTTTTTCGTGCTGCTTCTTTGGCTTTTCTTAAACGATCTTGAGCAGCTTTAATGCGATCACGATCTCTGTTCTTTTTCTCTTGTGCCGCGGCTTTTTTCTCTGCAGAATCAGCCTTACCAGCACCTGACAATCTAACATTACCTTGCTTATTAACAACTGCTTTCTTAGCTAATCTTCCAGCTCCGACGACAGCTTTAGCACCCATTTTAAATGCTCCGCCAATTGCTTTTCCGATAATCTCGTCAAGTTGCTCTGGTGACATTGCTTCTAACTCAGCCATACTAATATTATTTTCGTTAATATATGCTGCAGTTAAGTTGTTAATTGTATCTTCATCCATAGACTCAGCTTTATGCTTATAAGGAGCTGGTTTACCAGTTAATGAATTTGATTTTGGATCTTTTCTTACAAGACCTTTTGGATCTTTGAGATGAATATCAGAATCAGTTGTACGCTTAATTTCTGAACCAATACCTTTATGACGCTTATCAAATCTCTTTTGATGTTTGTCTTGAGCTTTCTTTGTTGCTGAACCATAATCGCCGCCACCAGGATTTCTCTTATTCGCTGATTGCTTGTATTGCTTCATAGCTTTTTTCTTATAGCTCTTTAAAGTTTCAGGAGATAATTCGTCAAGCTGTTCTGTTTCTTCGTTTCTTGCAGCAGGATCACCTGAAGTTACTGTATGTGGTTTACCTTTGATATGAACAATAGCATTACCGTTCTTATCTACATTGCCGTTCCATGTACCTTTTTTGACCGCTTTACGAGCAGCCATAACCTTTGGATGTTTAGGATCAAATGTTTCATTTACATCCTCTGCATTACAGTTACAATGAGGGCAATCTGCAGGACAGTTACAATCTTCGGCTTTTACTTCCGATCCACAACATTTGTCTGAACAATGTGTATCTTTTGCTTCTGTCTGTGGTTTACCCAAACGCTTTTGTCTGTCTCTGAATGTCTCACCACCTCTACCAACACCAGCTCTTTTAGCTTCTTTGGCTTTAGTTTCCGGTGACATTGACTCATCTTTTTTATCCCAAGGCGCCTTTGGTAAGGTTGGTTTCTTCTTAGGTTTTTGAGCATCGGAGGCAAGTGCTCTTTCGAGTGACTTATCTTCAGCTACGAATTTCTTAAAGCTTTTCATTGTTTTACCTTTAGTTTTTATTATTCTTAATATTTATATAAAGAAATGCTTACCACTTCTCTTTATCTGCCCAATAAGCGGCGCTCATCTTACCTTTAGCAATGTTTTTACCATGTCGAGCCTTAAAAGATTTGCGTTTTGCCTTCATTTTATCAGATTCACCTTTCTTAGGATCACCTGCAGTAGATGCACCTTGTTCTCCAAAGCGAATAGTTTTAATTTTGTTACCATCTTTAGCAACAACAATATGACTTTTATCAGGATGAGAAGGAGTTCTTTTAGCTTTATTAAAACCATCTACACCAGCTTTTGCTAAACGAGGATCTTTATCTTCTGTAACATCCTTTGATTTTAAATAGTCTCTTGCAGTGTCAAGGTAATCAGTAGCCTTTGTGATCTTTGATTGAACCCATTCAGGTAGATTCTCATCATCTTGGATCATGCTCATCATGTCTTTTGCTGCATCCATAGCAGTCTGTAGTTGACCTTTTGCCATACCACCTTCGTCGTTATACTCGGCGGAATCCTTGTCTTCTACTAATGATTCTTTTAACTGTTTAAAACTTTTCATTTTTGTTACCCTGTGTATTTTGCAATATTTGCGAAGATCGCTATACCTAATATTATTAATGCTAATCCCAATCCAAGCCATGTGTCTAGTTC